GTGTGTACCCCGGAAGCGTATGCGACAGAAACGCCATGCTTTACGATCCCGGAGCAGGCCCGCCGGATCGCCGTGTTGTAATCGGCGGCACCGGTGAATACCTGCTGAAAGGCGTAGTCTGTGCAGGCCATATACGCCTTCGGTAAAGTCTGATATTGGCCGTATGGATCCATCAGCATGATGGCCTTGGTCTGTGTGATGTTCTTCAGCTCATCACCAGCCAGGGCGACAGCGGCAGACACGATCTGCTGGATCGCCGGATTCGCGTCAAACGGTATGAGATGCCCCGGATACCTGCTGAGCGTCGTATCATACCCATATCGAGCCGCCGTGCGTAGGAGTTTCCTCGCTTCCCCTCGGGTCACGCCGAGCAGCTGGGCGAGGTCTCGCTCCAGTTCCTTGCGGTCCTTCCCCAGCCATTCAGCACGCCAGGCTTCATAGGCGGCGGTGCTGGTGAGCTTTCCCGCATCCTGTATGCGGCGGGCAATATCCTTCAAAAGGTAGGTATTGATCGGGTCGATCAGACGCCCCGCAGCGAGGCGGAAACCCTCGATCTGCTCCGGCGTCAGCATTACTCATCCCCCGCCCCTTCCATCGCTTGGATCTCAGGCATATACTTCTCCCGAACCTTCTTCAGATCTGCCTCGGTTTCGATCGGCATATCGAAATACCAGCCGACAGCGATCTCCGGCTTCAGGAGGCCGCGAGCCACCATGTCCTTATAGTCAGCCCAGGTCTGATCCTCGTCATACAAAATCCCATTGCCCCAGCTGATGACCACATCCTTGGCAGGGTCGATATCCGGGCCGGAGTAGATCTTGTACATTCGCCCGAGGACGCCGCACACGCGCAGTGCTTCTCTGGCCGCGGTCTCCCACATGTGCTGGAAGTCGATAATGGTCAGGTTATAGTCTCCGGCGCTGCTGGTGATCTCCGTTGCGGTACGTTCAGCGGCCTCCACCTCGGAGAGCAGGCCGCGCTTCAGGCCGATCAAACTCTCCACATTGCGAAGGTACTCTGTCTTTCTCGCCAAGAAGGACTGCTCTCGCAAGGCCGGCGAGAAGATCGTCATGCCGACGGCGTCCGGGTCATCATCAAGGCCCACAAAGAGGTCATCCGTCAGCCGTTTCTTGCCGTCAGAGCCTGTCCTCAGC